CGGGGGGACGATGCCTACTTGGGCGATCTCGTTGATGAGGAGCTCATACTTGGCTTTGAGGAACATGGTGTCCATGTTCTTCGGGGTGGCCAAGTACAGGCTGAAAGGGGATGCAGATTCTGCTTTGCGCTTGGGGCCGCGGACGAAGAAGGTCAGGTCATCGTCCAGCATCATGAACTGTTTGATGCCGATCTTCTCGCAGTGCTTCCAGATGAAGTTGCGCTTGTGACCAATGCCGGGCCACTTCTGGTCGCTGACCAGCACATTGCGGCCGAGGTCCTTATGCGCCTTTGCCTCGGACGGGTACACCACCAGATACGTCTCAGGGAGCCACCTCGTAGGTATCATGCTCAACGTGATCTGTGATTGGACCCGTCCGAGGGTCGGGATGAAGATTCTCATGTGTGCCCTTGTGCGGTGAAGCGAAGGTGCCGATCAGGCGGTGGCGAGAACGCCAGCAGCGAGAGCGCCGCGGATGTAGCCACGGATGAAGGTGTCGGGGTTGCTCTTGGCCGAGGTGCCGCGGGGTTGCTTCAGTGTCTTGCGCAGACGGCCCATGCCGGTCTCGAGGGTGGCACCAGCACCGCCGAACGCGGCGCGGACGATGGCGAACATGCTGCCTTCACGCGGCTCGGTCTTGCCACCCTTCAGCTTGGCGTCGTCAGCGAGCTTGGGCTTGCGGCCGGTCTTCGCGGTGGCCTTGTTCTTGCCCTTGGGCGCCGGCAGGGCTGCCTTGACCTTCTTGGCGGTCTTCTTGGTGGGGGTGCCGATCAGGTCGTCGACGTCGTTCTTCTTACCCATGATGGGTCTCCTTGTAGTGAGCGCTTGGCTCGGTTGTACTGATGTGATAACCCCGGGGTTTCAGGCTGCAAGGACTTTCTTTTTATACGAGGCGAGAGCCTCCATCATCCCTGCCTGAGTTCTGCCCTTACGACGTTGAGCCGCCAGCACCACGAGGTCCACTGTGTGCCGGCAGACAAGGTAGTGGATCGTCACGAGATTAGGCTGGCCCTGGCGTTGCAGTCTGGCGATGGTCTGGTCGTGCCGCTCACCGCTCCATGTGGTCGTATACCAGAGCAGATGGTGCCCACCATACTGCAGATTGATGCCGTGGCCCACTGACTGCGGCTGCACGAACATCACGGGCACCTTGCCGGCGTTCCATGCCTTGAAGGCGGCGCTCGTCTCCTTGGGCTTGGACCCACCGCCGATGATGGGTGCATTGGGCCACAGCTTGCGGAACCGTTCAGCCTCATGGCGGAACTCATATGCCACGAGCAGCGACTGGCCATTCATCTGTTCGATAACTTCCTTCAGCGCATTGATCTTGACATCGTGCAGCCGCTTCCAGGACGCTTTGTTGTATATAGCACCACTGGTGAACTGCCGGCATTTGTTACTGAGCACCGCGGCGTTCACAGCTTCTATCTCAGCTTCCTCTTCTTCCATCTCGATGAACATCTCGCGCTCGAACTTCTTGTACTTGTCCAAGAGGCGATCGCCGAGGTCCAGCTTGATAATGTTGACAACTGGCTCTTTCATGTCAAGGTGATCTTTGGCGCGCAGGCTCAACGTGATGTCACGGACCTTGCTGTAGATCAACTCGTCATGCCCCTTCAGGAGCTGAAGGTTGTACCCCATGCGGTCGAGCTGGCGGTAGTGCTCAGCCTTGAAGTGTGTGACATACTTGCCGAGCCGAGTGCCCTGGTCGAGGAGGTAGTACTGTGCCCATAGATTTACGAGGCTCTCAGACGCTGGGGTGCCAGTCAGGATCATCCGCCGCCGCATGAAGGGCATGAACGGCTTCACGCGCTTGAACCGCTTGGATGATGATGACTTCATCATGGATGATTCGTCAAACACCATGCCATCAAACGGTGGTTGATTCTCAAGCATCCAATCACAAAGCCACAGGAGGTTGCTGTAGCTCACTAGGTAAACATCGAAACCTCCTCGCCGCAAGATTCCGTCGCGCTTCGCAGCCGGCCCTCGGACCTTGACGACTTTAAGATGTTTAGTATGGTCCCATTTTTGAGCTTCAGCTTCCCAGACTTCATCAACGACTTTGGGCGGTGCGATGACGCAGATACCGGGTGTAAGACATTTATCCACTTCTTCTGCGACGATAGTAAGGACACAAACTGTCTTACCCAAGCCCATGTCCAGGAGGAGAGCGCAAACCTCTTTGTCGCAACCGAAACGGACTGCGTGTGATTGATATTTGCGAGGAATCCAACGCACTGGTCCACCCCTTCATGGCTGTCAACAACGAAGCACAGGTGTCCCAGTGCCAGATAAGAATCCATCTCACGCATCTGCCGGATGGTTGGCTCTTCACCCGGCTTCTTCAGCTCCACGAACGCGTGCTTCCCATCAGGGAACAGCAGGAGCCTGTCTGGCACGCCGGTTCTTCCCGGGCTTGTGAACTTTAGGCACAGGCAGTTCAGCTTCACCACTTCCTTGATCAGGTACTTTTCTATATCCTTCTCGGAATAGAGGCGAGGTGTATAGCTCATGCATTTCTCTCTGATGGCGGAGGACGTTGAACTTGTGCTTGAACCGTTCGATCATGAGCGGACGATGGCGGCCGACCACTTCCAAGGCCAAGAGCTTGAGCGCGTCTTCCTCAGTGGTGATGGTGTCCTTGGCCTTGCTCCAGGCGCCATAGTTCCCCATCATCTTTTCCAGGCGTTCGCGGTCCTGATCGGTGATGTCCGCGGCAGGGATGAGCCAAGCGAGTTTCATAGTCAGTCCTTCCTAAATACACCGGAAGCATACACACAGGCAGCGGCCCATGCCACAACTATTGCGAAAGCCACCCATCCGAAGATCGGGTCGAGCGACCAGATTAACAGCGCGAGGGAACCCATGGCTCAATCCTTCCTGTAGTATTGTGTTTCAAAGCCCTTGGCGCCGAGTGGCAACCCGGGTGCCCATGGCGCACAGGACGTCAGGCACGACACGACTTCCTCGACCTTGCGGACCTTCGGCACAGACGTGATCACTTCGTCATGGACGTGGAACACGATAGGCAGCTTCTGGGCTTCCATCTTGTGCATGCCGAACACCAGCACGTCACGGGCGATGGCCTGCACCGCGTTCTCTGTGAGCCGACCACCATACGTGGTCTTCGTTACCCACAGCCGGTTCTTGATGAGAGTCTTGTACGCGACGACCGTCTTGAGCTCGCCCCAGGATGTCTTCTGCTGAACCAGCTTGGCTTCAGGGTACCACAACCGCCGCCCACTGGGCAGAATCATGGTGAGGTACCCCTTGACCATCTCGAACGCGACTACTCCGGCTCTCGTAACAGTGCCTGCCGATGCCACCGCACTGATAGCAGCGGTTTCAATGAGGGACCAGTACTTAACGATCCGTCGATAAGTTTTCCGATACGCTTTGACAGCTCGCTCAAGTAGACTTCTCTTGATATCTGGTTTTGACTTGACGCACTGTCTGTAAAAAGTATCGACTCCCATTGAGTAGCCGAGCGCGAGGACCGCCTGCTTTCCAACCCAACGTTGGTCATCGTCGACATCATCATATCCAATTCCAAAGATCTCTGCAGCAGTGACTTTATAAAGATCCAGTCCCTCTCGGAAGGCTTTGAGGTATTTCGGATCTTGAGCCAGCCAGCCCAGGACACGCGCCTCAATACTAGCGAGGTCACATACGATGAGCTTCTCGGCTTGAATCGCTCGAACAATATGTCGTACTGCGTCTCGAAGAACCCCCATGGGTTCTCCATATAACGCTTCGATTGCTTCGTAGTCTCCGCGACGAATGAGATCATTGTCGAAGTCATCCAGCTTACGGGATGGCCGAGCAAGATTCTGCGTCTGTAGGAGCTTCGCAGTCCATCTGCCAGTGTGCGCTCCATGGTAGCGGTGAATGGACCGTACTCGTCCGTCACGACAAACTGCGTACATTGCCGCATGGTACTTCTTCACCGCCGCTTGAGCGGTTCTTTGACGAATGCGAAGGACCTTCTTCAGCAATGGCGGAAGGTCTTTATCCTTCAGACATACTGTGATGGTCTCCTTCTTGGTGTCGTGCAGGGATTCGTACCCAAGCTCTTTGGACAGGGCCACGATGCGGGCTGTCTGCCCCGGCGTGGTGACCTTGATCTTGCATCGCTTGGTAAGCTCTGTGAGCTGATGCCGCGCCTCTATCTGAGCACGCTGCTCAATCTTGATGGCGCCCCGCAGCAGGCTCATATCCATTGGGATGCCGCGGCGGTTGATATTGCTGTCCATCGTCCACACGCGCTGCTCTTCAACGCCGAGGGAGTGGATTGGCATAGCAAGATCAGCAGCCTCTTCGGTGCGCACGTCTTGCATGCAGTACCGAACAAGGTTCGTGAAGTCCGCGGGGTCATCCTCAGGTTCTGTGAACTCGCCTTTGCGGTTCGGCTTGCAGAACTTGTTGATGAGCCGTTTGCCTTCCTTGTCCTTCTCTTGCTCCAGCCCGAGCACAGTAGCCAACTGCTCCAGGGACGGTGGCAGGCTGCACATCAGGGCGACCGCTTGCGTGTCTACCCACTGCGATGCCTTCGGTATTGGCATGCCGAGCTTGGCCATGCAGCACTCAGTGATGGCCCGTTCGAAGTTGGCGTTGAACGCCTTGACAGGCACCCCCCTGTTAATGGCGTCGATCAGTTCCTGGGGGATGGGCTGGCCTATGCGCCAGGGCTTGACACTGCTGAACCCGGGGAGCTTGTAACCGAAACACAGGACCCGTGTGGACGGGTCCTGTGCGTAGCGCCACACGCCTACCTTCTTGAGATCCACAAGACTCCGGGTCTCGTAGTCAATGCGGATGCAATCCTTCATGTCACATCAAGTCGTCTTCGTCGTCTTCCGCCTCGCTGGCGTCATCGTCGAGCTCGTCGGCGAAGTCATCTTCAGCCTTGCTCACGCCACCGCCGAGACGGTCGTCGTCCTTGGTCTTGAGGACATTGTGCAGCTCGATGCTGATGCCCTTCCCGCCTTCGGGATTGTCCCACGCCCACGGCCGGATCGTGGCACGGTACCACGCACCTGAGTAGACCTCTTCCTCATCGATGAGCTTGCGGTTCTTCTTGTCGATGACATTGGGCTTGCGGCGAGTGGACACGCTGATGCACCAGCAACCGGCGTGATTCTCGTCAACCTCGCCGTCCTCGTTCTCTTCGTCGCCGTCGCGGATAGGCCAGTGCTTCAGCTTGTTCTTGGGGATGGGCTTGCCGAACTTCTCCTGGCCCGCCGCCAGCATGTTCTTCTCCAAGGAAGCAATCCACTTGGGGTACTTCTTCTTGGGGATGACAATCAGGATGCTGTACTTCGGCTCGTCACCGGGCTTCGGGTTCTTCCGATGCTTGGCCTTGATGAGATTGCAGTAACTGCCCCTGAACTCCGGGGTCATGAGTTTTTCAGCCATGGTTATCCTCCTTGGATAAGTGTGATTACTTGCCGTGACACTTCTTGAACTTGAGGTTGCTGCCGCAGGGGCACGGCTCGTTCCGGCCGATGTTGCGCGTGGACTTCTTGTTTGTCCGCACCGCGCTGAACCCTTGAGCCGGCGGCAGTGGGCGCTCGCGGTGCGGGCCATTGTAGATGACTGCCGCGCCTTCGATCATCAGCCTCGCGAGTGCTTGCTTGAGGAGTGGGGTGGTCATGGCGTGCCACCTTTGAACGGCAGCTTGCTGACGTCGATGAACTTGGTGTCTTCTTTCCACCAGAGGGTCCAGCTTGCGACAGCACAAAGAGCCAGGATGGTGAAGCAGACGCCCCACACCCATCCGGGGCTTTGCAGCCGGTCCAGCAGAAGCCACATGAACAGGAAATGGAACAGACCCATTGGACGGGTCGGAAGGTTCTTGTAGCTGATCTTGGGTGGCTGGCTCATAGGAGGTCCTCAAAGTCTTTCTCGGCGGAGTTGATCTTGTGCTCGGGGAGCAGGGTAGGCTTCCCCGTCTTGATGACTGTGTGCTTGGCCATGAAGGCGGCACGCTTGGTCTTCGGTAGGAGCTTCTCCGCGGCAGTCATGGCGATGTAGGTGCGGGGCAAGAGCTCATCGATGTCAATGCCCATCTTGCGCATGGCAGCGAAGGCGAGATCTTCATTCTTCCATTGGCGTTGTGCCCGACCCGGCCCCATGCCCCAGCCCTTTACCTTCTTGCCGGCTTCGATGCGCCGCTGCACCTCAGCAGGGACAGCCTCGCAGAACGCTTTCAGGTAGCCAAGGTTGTTCATGATATGCGCCAGCTCGCGGTCATTGATGACGCGCATAGTCGGCTTGCCCTTGGGGGGCTTGTCCATGAACTGGTCGAACTCCGCTTGGGCCACGCTGAGCGCCTTCTTCGCGAACTCGGGGCAGGTGGCTGAGGCGCAATATCTGCACTCGTCAGACACCACGTACTTCGGTGCCGCGCTCTTCGCTTCAGCCACCTGACGCTTGACCAGTTGACCGAACTCCTGCAGCATGGCAAGCGTCAGGTCCCACGTATCGAATGGGGACTCACGTCGCTCACAGCGGGGCTGCATGATGTGGAGGGTGATGCCGAGGACTCCGTCTATGTAATTGCTTTCGTTCCGGACCTCAGCCAATAGTCCAAGGGCGTACATCATCATCTGAGTATTGCGCTTGGCGCCAACCAAGATCCCAGCACCGTGCTTGTAGTCGAAGACATGGAGCCATTGTGTCTTCTTATCGTAGATACCAAGATCTACATGCCCTTTATCCTTGGTCGCGGATATGTAGACTTCGTGTTCCACATAGACCTTGCAGTCTTTGTCAATGAACTGGCGCGCATAGTCTACAGCCACTTGGACAGCCTCTGCCATCTCATTAGTGACTGTGATCTTGCTGCCTTGCTGAGTCACGCCAGCGTTCATGCCGGCGAGCTCGAGGTGCTTTACGCTGGCCGTACATGACAGCCATCGCTTGCTTGAGGAGGGGGCGAACGGTGCGTGGGTGCGCTCGCACGAGGTGTCTATCACCTTGCCGACAAACTTGTCGGATGCGAGCTTGGCGTTCCGCATGCACCGTTCAAAGATGCGATGAGCAGCGGTCCCTTCGTCTGCGTAGAAGTTGGAACCGCTGCTCTTTGTCATTGTGTTCTCAGGTCGCCGAGGGGGTTGTTACTTGACAGCCTTGAACAGCTTGATCGCCAGGGCGTGCTTGGCCTCGGGGATCTCGCTGACCTTCTTGATCTTGAACTTCTTGAGCACGGCGACGGCCGCGTCACGGTCCTTCTTGATGGCGTTCTTGGCAGCGGCAGCCACCTGCTCGGTGAGGTCGTCGGCGTCATCGCCTTCACCCTCGTCAGCGTCGCCTTCGTCGTCCGCCGAGTCGTCGCCTTCGTCGTCCGCCGAGTCGTCGCCTTCGTCGTCCGCCGAGTCGTCCTCGGCCGGCTTCTTGGCCTTGCCCTTGGTGGGCGTCTTGCCCTTCTTGACCTTGGTCTCCACCTCTTCGTCACCGGCGAGCGCAGCCGTCAGAGCGGCGGTGTTGGCCTCGAGGGCTTCCGTGAGAGCAGTGAGTGCAGCTTCGATACCCATGATTGGGATTCCTTCGGCCTGTGGCCTGTTGGTGTTGTGCAATGCCTAACCCCGCGAGCCACCATAGAGCGCGGGGTTAAGTCATGCCGACTGTGTCGGCCCTTGAACGTGCGGTCTAGCCTGCTCGCCGGCATTTAGCCGGACTTGGGCTCTAGGTGCTTTGGAGTTGTGTTCTCCTCCACTCACGGGGATCTCCCGCTTTACCCTTATTCAGTGAACCACATTACACCGGAGCAGACCACAGCAACGCCATGGCCAACGAGTACGGCTTATCTGTGTAGAACGCTGAACATCTCTTCAACCGCCGAAAGAGCTTGCTGTGACCGTCACCGCATTTGCTTGGGATGTTATCCCCAAGGAACCCACGGCTTCGGTTTCGGGGACAGACCCCTCATCAGACAGCATCTTATTGCGCCTGCCCACGTCTAGGGCACACCCCATTCCCTCTCCAGCCCGGGACCCGGGAGCCTGATGCAACGTGCGACACCAGAGGGAGAGACTTACTTCTTGTGCTTCTTTTTGGCCTGCTTGACGGCGCTGTCCTCGAGCCGCTCAGCATCGCACTTCTCGCAGGACAGGGTATCGAAGCAGTCGACGTCCTTGTCCAGAACACAGCGCGCCTCGTTGAAGAAGTGTGTCTCAGGTTTGACGTTGCCTGTGTCGTGCTGGGCAGTCAGCCCAAGCGCAACACTCTTATCGAGGTATTCCGTCCGTGACACACAGACCCCGCGGAAGCCGCTGATGCAGTCCGTGAAGGTGTGGCCGATTGCTGCGTGCATGATGTGTCCTTGGTCAGGGTGAGAAGAAGTGCCACCGATCACCGGGTGGGCTTTACTCGTATCATTGGGCCACGAGCTGGCACAAGTGCGACCTAGGCTACCTCAAACCGCAAGCGGAGATCGGTCGTGTAGGTTGTGGATGGGAGCGACCCCATGCACCTTCCCGTCACGTGTAGCTGACACCACCTAGTGTCAGTGTTTTGCTATGAGCGTTTCCCATCCCGGCACACAGGAGCAACCTATCACCCGGGGCGAGTACTAGACATCACAGCATCGGAAGCCTGCATGCGTCCCTTAACTCTCGATCGGTTTGCTGCCGGGTGTCTAATCCGGCCCGTCGAGGCATCTGTACCGTCTGCAGGACTTGGGCCACTCTGCATGCAGAGTGAAAGAGCTTGGTGCCGATCACTCGTCGGCGGAGGTGTCTCGTCTCATTGTCTATAGGCCAGATCTATAGGAGACTTATCAGGGCTGTGATTGGGTGGCGCATCGGGAACCGCGGTCGGCTTCGGCGGGTCGTGACTGCCGTGCCTCTTCTCCCGGACGGACCTCTGAGGGCTGAACGTCCCTCTCACATACTCACACGCAAGCACCATGAGGACCACCAGGAGAGCGCAGGCGCAGAGGGCGGTCAGGGTGCTTGGTGGCAGCATGGACACATCTATACGCAGCGCGTTTAGGAGTACAAGTGTTATTTTGCAGGGCACCCCTTGGGCCGGGGGTGGCATACCACTACATATAGCAGTGGCAGGCTTGGGCCGGCTTTGCATATTGCAAGGTACCACCCACTAAACAACACGGCCCAGAGCTACTTAAAGCCCTGGGCCGTGTTGTCACCGCACCCCGCACAAAGGGCACGAATGAAAAATATCCTTGACATTAACGATGTAAAGCAGATTGTTATATCCGAATACAGCCGAGCCAGTGACACAACGGGCAGTCGCACTACGGTCGGCGAGGCACTGGAGCGCATACAAGAGGATGACGCGCTGGCCCGAACGATCGGCCGGATCCGCACCGCAACTGAAAGCGACCAGGAGCGGCTCAAGAAGAACCTCCCATCAGTAACATGGTCCGGTGAGTTCGAGCGCCGCGAGGCGAACGGCATCGTCGCGCACAGTGGGCTGGTCGTGCTCGACTATGACGAGATGACCACTGCTGATGCCCGTGCCCTGAAGAAGCAAGTCGCTGAGTCGCCGCATGTGGTCGCTGCGTTCATCAGCCCCCGGGCGTCTGGCCTGAAGGTGCTGATGGCAGTGAGCATGCCCAAGGGCACGAACCACAAGGACGCCTATCGCACCTGCAAGGCTTATGCCCATACGCAGGGTTGGCCTGAACTGGACACCAGTGGCAGCGACTGCTCTCGTCTGTGCTATCTGTCCACTGACCCGAAGATGTACGTGGCTGACGAGGTGACTGCTCTGATGGCCAAGCCGGGGCCGAAGCGTGAGAAGGCAGCCAAGGGCGAGACTGAGGAGGACCGCAGCGCCGAAGAGCTACTCGGTGATCTGGACAAGGTGGTGAACGGTGTCGAGCTGGAGGACTGTGAGGCGATGCTCACGGTGCTTGACCCGAGCTGTTCGTACGAGGATTGGATGAACATCGGCATGGCCCTGCATGCTCAGTGGGGTGGCTCGGCGCTGGAGCCTGATGCGCTACAGTTGTTCCAGAGCTGGTCCTGTGGCCTGCTGTGGCATGGTGACCCGCCCGATAACTGGCAGAGCGACGATGACTGCGAGGCGAAGTGGGACTCGTTCGGCAAGCGCGGTGCTGGGGAGGACGTCACGTTGCGCTCGCTCATCAAGCGCGCTAAGGACGCCGGGTTCCAGACTGGTGCGCTCCTGCGTGAGCAAGGCACCAGTGAAGGGCTGAGCGAAGCCAAGCGCAAGGAGATCGCCAGGGCTGATGCCCGCATGCTGAAGGACGCGCTCGCTGCCATCGCTGAGGCATCGTCGGTCACCGAGCTGACAGGCGACACCGCACGCAAGATCACCGAGTTCGAGCTCTACGACAGCAGCCGCGAGACGATGATCGAGGCGTTCCAGGCCAAGTACAAGGAGCTGAGCAACGGCCAGAAGATGACCAAGAAGGCTGTCGATGAGCTGACGGCCTACAACTACTCCAGAGAGGTGACCAAGAACGGATGCCCCGAGTGGGCCGCACCGTATGTGTTCTGCCGCGAGAAAGAGGGTGCGTTCGTCTGTGTGGACACGATGTCGGTGACGGGCACCAAGGCATTCAATATGTGCTACTCGTCGCACCTGATCACCGACGTCATGAAGGCTCAGGGCAAGCTGCACCCGTACGTCCTGCCGAGCGATCTCTTGGTCAATGCTGACCTTGTGGAGAAGGTCCATAGCACTCGCTACACACCCGGTGAAGAGCCGATCTTCGACGGGCAGGACGGCCAGCGCATGCTTAACCGTTGGAAGCCTGCCAAGGCTGAGACCGTGGACGAGCTGGTGCATGACGCTGATGAGTCGGCTGCGTGTGAGCTGTGGGCCAACCATCTGCAATGGTTGCTTGGCGAGGAGCACGGTGGCATGCTTCTGAAGTTCTTGGCTTATATCGTGCAGAACCCCGGCGAGCGTGTGCGGTGGGCGTTCCTCATGAAGGGGCCGGAAGGATGTGGCAAGACGACGATCGTCAACGACCTGATGAGCGGCGTGCTGGGCAAGAGCAACGTGGACGTCCTCGACAACTCCACACTGATGTACACACAGTTCAACGAGTGGGCTGACTCCCGGCAGCTCTGCATCGTAGAAGAGGTGTACGTAGAGGGCCGGGCCAAGTGGGACGTCATGAACATCCTGAAGCCTGCCATCACGAACGAAGTGCTGTCCATTCACCCCAAGGGAAGGCCGAAATACAATGCTGACAACGTCACCTCATACATCATGTCCACGAACCACGCCGACGCTCTCCCACTTGCTGCTGGAGATCGCCGTTATTATGTCTGCGAAACCCGATGGACTGGTGAGGAGTTCATCACTGATCTCGGAGGCGGTCGAAAAGCTGCCAAGTATTTCACCGCCCTTCGAGCTGCCGCCCGGGACTATGCGGGCGCGCTTCGTGGGTGGCTACTCGGGGTGGACCTTGCAGGGTTCGATCCCAATCGTGCCCCCAAGTCGGCCGGGAAGAACCGCATGATGCAGATGTCCAAGAGCGACCTGCAGGTGGCAGTGGAGGAGATCATCGCCGACGAGGTGTGCGCCACGGTCTGCAACTCTGCCATCGAGATCGAGACACTCAAGGGGCTGCTCGTGGACAAGGGCGAGCAGGCATCGGGGCAGTACCTCGGTCGGCTGCTCAGGTCCATGGGGTATGAGCCTGCAGGACGGTACGAGATTGGGCCAGTCAAGGGGCGCCCGGGGACAGTCAAGAGCTACTGGTGCGTGCGTCGGGAGCACCTCGATGCCATGGCTAAAACCAAGCACAAAGCGGAGTATTTGAGGGGTGTAGTTGCGTGACAAATGTGCCCCCTCTTGCCGGGTGGGCAAAGAGGGGGCCGAGGCAAAGTGGCAGTTTTGATGTGAAAGTGAAAGGGTCAAGTCACTAAAAGTTGCAGTTTGGAAGGACAGCGGGGGTATATGAGGGGGTATTGAGAGGGGGCAGAAGAGTGGGTGGGTTTTTACCGTGATTTCTTTATAAATATAGTACTTACCCCCTCTTTAAGACTCTTAGTTTAACAATAAAAGTTGTAGAAGCTGTTACAGATAAAATTCTATATAGGCAGTAGCCCAGGTTTTTAAGAGGGGGTGTGGGTGGGTTCGGCCAGCGCCCGCCCGGCATGGGGGTAAACCTGAGAGGCAGTTAGCTGAAAGAAAGGTGTTGCGTTCTGTGAGATGGCGCCTATCACTTGGGCATGAACGCCAACGAAATTGCCGCTCGTCTTCTCAACTCCTTGTGTGGCGACAACGGTGCCACTCTCACCCCGGACGACCGGTTGTGGCACGCCATGCGCATCGCTGCTGTGATTGCCCCCGCAGTGCGGTCCGGGTGGGCGCCCGACGAGCAGGAGATTGAGACCCTGTGTTGTGGCGAAATGGGTGAGATGGAGCGGGCCACCACAGCAATCCCAGCGAACTGTGGTGACAACCTGCACAACGAACTTGAAATGGCGTTTGAAAGCCTTCAGTGAAAGAAAGGTGTTGCGTTCCGTGAGACGGCGCTTATCACTTGGGTATCACACAGCCGGGCCAAGTGCCCAAGGAGCGAGCATGAAGAAGGTCACCCCTGAGCATGCCGACAAAAAGCATGGCCTGATCACCTATGACCAAACGTGGGTCCACGAGAAGAACGACACCGTCCTGATCGTCGCGCAGAATTGCCCGGACGGTGAGGCTGGCAAGCAGGAGTGGCACGTTGAGGTTCTGGAAGAAGGGAAGCCCAAGGTTCACATAGTGGTGCCCAATGAAGAAGCCGCGCTCGTGGCGATGGCGGTCTTCATCTCCGCAACCTTTATCCTCTAGTGACTTAGGCTCGTCTCACAGAATGTTGTTGCGTTCTGTGAGACGGGTACTATCTTTCAGGCATGAACACCAATGGCACGAACGCAGCGAAGTGGGGAGAGGAAGCCAAGCAGGAGGAAGCTGAACTCGCTAAGTGGGACGCCATTCGTAAGGTGGCGCTTAACATGATGCGCGCCCACATCTCAACTGGAAAAGACCAGGGCTACAGCGCTGAGTCCGTGGAAGAGAACCTCATGGACACCTTAGTAGATGAAGGGTATGGCAAGAACCCCGACCAGCTTGACTACATGGTGCGTGTCATTCAGCACCACTTCACGACCGCATGGAACGCCTGAAAGAAAGGTATTGCAGGCTCTCACGGGTCTGTTATCACTCAGCCATACAGCCGGGCTAAGTGCCCAAGGAGCTCATCATGGCATATCGCCACATCCCCGGAAACGGCCTTCTCGATATCCCTAAGCTGCATGCACCCGGGCACAACGCCATCGAAGAGATGGTGGCCCACATCAATTTCGTCATGGTTGCGCGCCGCACCAATCTGAGTGTCCGCATGGGCAAAATGGGTGTGAACTACAATCACAGTCAGTATATCATGCTCCGCTTGCTGAATCGTCACAACCGCCTCGACGACCAGGGCAAGCAGATTCTGGCCCGTCTCACGGCCCATGCGAAGGGCGTATGAACCGCCTTCTCCCTCCCAACTCCTGCGGCGGCACAATCTTCGACGATGTGGTCGAGTGGGTGTACTCGTGGGTCTGCAGAACCTTCAAGAAAGACAGTCATGGACCCCGTGTACTTCCCCGAAGCCAACGCCATTCTCCGGGCACCCGCTGGCGCAACCAACATCGAAGACTTGCCCGTGGCCCACGTCCGGTTCGGCGACGGCGCGTCGGGCTGTGTGTCATGCTGGCAACTTACCGACCAGGAGCTCGAGGACATCATCAAGACTCGTAGGGTCTACCTCACTGTGTTGGCTCGTCTGCAACCACCTGTCTCCGTGTCAGTCAACAACCCATTGAAAGGGTGAACTATGGATACCCCAGCAATTGGTTCTCGGTGGGTGCGTAAGGTGCCTCAGACACTCGGGGACTCGCACCATGGATACGAAGTGACTGCCATCACCAATATTGCCCATTCACATCCGGGCCACCCGCCCCAGGTCGTGTATCGTGGCGACAATGGCCATTGGTGGAGCCTCCCGCTGGCGGAATGGCCCGGGAGCCTAAAGCCAGAAGTTAAGAGTTGACCGTGAAGAAACACGACCCTTGGCTGTACTACGTCTGTTACGTGCCGGCGACCTCGCTGATGCCCGCGACGTCCTTCAAGCTGTACAAGCCTGCAGGCATCAGCATTCAGCGGACGGCCCTGCAGAAGTACAACGCCAAGCGAGTCGCAACGAACCTCCCCGTTCTCACTTGCCTGCCCCTTCACACCACCTTCCGGAAAACCACTTGGTTTCCTTCAAACGCTTGATAAGGTCAGCCACCATGAACACCGACATCCACCCTTCTCAACCCACCGTCGTTTGTTGTGGTGCCCTCAGTGATGGGGACGCCTTCATCACTGAGGAGGATTACAACAAGACTATCAGTCACCGCGAAGAGTACGACGGCCTTGATAACGAACCCCGCATCATGGTGGTGTTGAAGAAAGGCAGAGAGCTCCACCCGCCGAAAGGCACTACTCACTGTGCGGTGTTGAACGACGGTATGGTGCTGGCAGTCCCCAATGATACCCGTGTCCTGCTGATGGCCAGCCGCGGTTTCGAAGTGAAGAAGTAGTACCATGGCCACCTTCAAGCAAGCTGCCGCCTATGTCATGCCGATCGGCAAGTACCGTGGGCAGGCTCTGGACAAGATCGCTTGGACTGACTCGGGGCTGGCCTACCTGCGCTGGCTCCGTGACGAGCGGAACAAAGGCAGGAGCCTGAAGAGTGCCAACGACCGTGAGCTTGACGACATGCTTGCGGCGTATCTGGACGACCCCACCATTGCGAAGGAGTGATGCTATGAGGAAGTTCTTCAGACGCCTTTTCTGTCACCATCTGTTGGCGTGGTACCGCAACATATATGGGGACGAGATAAACCACACGGGGTGTCGCACTGTGTTCATCTGTGAGAAATGCCACAAGCATGTCTACATTCGGGACTACATCACGGAAGACATGGCCATCGTAGTGTGGAAAGAACCATGAGCTGGCGCAAGCGCAAGGTCACTCGTCGGGCCAAACAGTTCCGCAGCACTATCCCATGGCGCCTCGTGCGCAAGGGCGCCCCGCGGTATACCCGAGTCAAGTTCACTTTCCAGGGCACCGCACCCGGTCAGGTGCGCCTGCAGGCGAGCTACGATCAGCATGTGTGGTTCACGGTACCTGAGGCGCTCCGGGTCAAGTTCGGCTTCCCCGAAGGAATCCCTTGCACTGCGATCACCGGCGAGTATTGATACAGCACACAGCCGGGCCGAGCGCCCAAGGAGCTAGCATGCCTATCACTGCCTACAGTATCGCAATGGCCATCGACGCGGAGTTCTCCCGTCGGTTGTTCTTGCCAGACGAAGCCTACTTGGTGTTCCACCACAGAATTCACGTTGTGCCAGCTCAGGCAATGAAGAATGAGGTGAGGTGAAGTGGGAATGGGCTGTTGAGGTCCACCACTTCGCCTATAACAGTGCGCCCGCAGACAAGTGGGACCGTATCATCGTGGCTGCCACTGTGCGGACCATGAACAACCACGACTTCCTCGTAGGGGTCCACAGCCACATTGGGCACACTGCCCTCTTGCCTGCCGACGTGCATCAGAACCATGCCATCTATGTCGACGAGAACACCATGACCCCGGTGGAGCAACTTGTCAAGGACATTGCCAAACAGATGGTCATGGTCTACCTCGGGTTCCTTGTCAGGAGTCAGCCGTGAAGTGTCTCGTGTGCCAGTATGGCGATGTTGTTGAAGTACGATCAGGTCAGTACTTCGGCGGGCGTCCCATTCGCAAAGCAGTGTGCTCATTCTGCAAGGCGCCGCATGTTCAGATGCCTGACGGGTCATTCATCTCGGTTCACACAGTGTCAACGAACGCGGTGCGATACTTGAAGTCTACCTTCTGAACCCCGGCTGAAAGGCTGGGGTAAGGCAGTGAGAGGAACTGGGTTGTTGGGTGAAACGTGCAGGCGACGACTCTGGCCTACAGTTGGTGAATCCAATGCGCCGAGTACCCCCACTGGACCCTGTCTTTCCATATGACCAGACACAGGGACCGTAACCGGGCCGCAGTCTGAGACGTCAGTCATTGTGCTGACAAACCGCCTCCTCTGTGAAAGAGGACGTAGCAAGCGGTCTGTGACTTAACCGAACCCCGGCCCGCAATGGCTGGGGTTCTTTTATTGGTCTAGTTATCAAATTGCCTTACGCAGTGCGTTTGCCCGTACAACCGTGCAGACAGCAACGCCGGCAACGCCACCACACTACGTAGCCCTTAAAACAGGGGTAGGCGGTTCGTTCTAGGCATCATGCCCCCTGCCCCCTGCAGTGGCCCCCCGCTACACTGGCCCCTGTGCGTAGGCAGCCCCCAGCCCCCAAGCGGTACACCCGCCCCAAGCCCAAGCCGGCAGCCGCCAAGGTGCCAGCCGGGTTGTCCCCCGCGGTCCGCCGCACCATCGTCGCCGGGGTGAAGGCAGGGGTGCCCTGGACCGTTGTGGCCAGCCGTGCCGGTGTGTCCAGCCACCTCATCAAACGCTGGCGCGCCCGCGGGCAGGAGCTGGCCACTCACTTCGCAGAACATGGGTCACTGCCGAAGGACGTAACACCGGACGACATGGACTGCATGCGGTTCTTCGATGAGCTTGAGGTAGCCCTCAGCACCGCGACTGAAACGTTCGTGAAGACTATCGGCAAGGCAGGAAAGAAGAATTGGGTTGCGGCTGCATGGTGGCTCGAGCGCATGGCTCCTCAGTTCTTCAGACTGAAGAAGCCCGACGAGCCTGAGAAGAAAAAGGCAACATCACTCAACGACGCGCCGCGTGTGGTCGTCCATCTGCCCGACAATGGGAGGCTCCATGTCAAAATTAGCTAACGTTGAGCACCGCCCCGGGATGGTGACATGGTTCTGCCCCGGCTGTCTATGCGGACATTCCGCATGGGTGTCGGGGTCATATACCCCCAAGTGGTCCTTCAACGGGGACTATGACAAGCCGACGCTCTCACCGTCCGTTCTCTACAACCGCGGCGGCAAGGTATGCCACTGCTATATCCACGACGGCAAGATTCAGTTCCTATCTGACAGCACTCACATGCTCGCGGGCAAGACAGTTCCGATGGAAGACGCATGAACGCACCAGTGGACATCGCGCCGGTCGAAGAGATCCGCCCGCTTCCTGGTCCTCAGACCATGTTGCTGAGCTGCAGCGCCGATGTCTGCATCTATGGTGGCGGGGCCGGAGGTGGCAAGACTCGCGGTCTCCTGATGGACCCACTGCACTATGTCCACATCCCCGGCTTTCGTGGTGTCATCTTCCGTCGGACCTGTCCCGACATTACGGCCCCGGGTTCCCTCCGTGACGATGCGCTGAACCTTTACCCTGAGACTGGTGCTGAGCCGAACGACGATGGCATGCGCTGGACTTGGCCGAGTGGCGCATGGCTGAAGTTCTCCCACATGCAGCTCGTGAAGGATGTCCTGCGTTGGAAGGGTTCGCAGTTGGCGTTCATCGGATGGGACGAGCTCACCGACTTTGACCGGCAACAGTTCTTCTATATGTTGTCGCGCTTGCGCTCGATGTGTGGCGTCAACCCTTATGTGCGCGCCACATGCAACCCTGATCCAGACTCTTGGGTCCATGATCTCGTGCGCTGGTGGCTTGATGAAGAAGGCTATCCGGACCCTGATAAAGCAGGTGTCATCCGCTGGTTCGCCATGGACGGCGACACGATGGTATGGAGCGACAGCAAGGAAGAGCTTGAGGCATTCGGCCATGACCCGCTCAGCTTCACCTTTATCCCTGCGCTCCTCGCCGACAATCCTATCCTCACGAAGACTGACCCGAGCTACCTGAAGAAGCTGAAGGCGCTCCCGCACTACGAGCGTGCCACGCTGCTCGGCGGGTGCTGGAATGTTCGGCTCACTGCGGGGATGGTGTTCAACGAGGATTGGTTTGAAGTCCTCAACCCGAAAGACATCCCTCCCTACCATTGGGCCAACCCGGATAACGAAGAGGTTTACTTCGATCGTGTGATCCGCTACTGGGACCGAGCCGCGAGCGAGCCGACCCCGGCGTACCCCAATCCCGACTGGACAGTTGGAGTAAAGGTCGGACGAACGACAGACCGACAGTACATTGTTCTCGATGTCAAACGTGAGCGGCATCGCCCGAGGGGCGTCCGTAATCTGATAAAGAAGACGGCCGAGGAAGATGGAGAGGAAGTTGAACAATGGCTTGAAGAAGACCCCGGTCAAGCGGGCAAGCAAGACATTGATGCTTTAACTTCGCTGCTCGCGGGGTATGTTGTTCGTGTCAATAGGGTCACTCTTGCAAAGGCAGTGCGCGCAAGAACGGCTTCGGCTCAGGCAGAGAATGGTCATGTGAAAGTTGTCAAGGCTGTGTGGAATAAACCTTTCCTGTCCGAGCTCAATGGGTTCGTAGATGAGAAGAAGGTGAAGCCGCCACCCGGATACAAGGATGACCAAGTGGACGGCCTGACGGGCGCGATGAATGAACTGTACGAGAACAACGAAATCAGCATGGAAGAACTATGAAGATCTTATCTGTTATGGAGTCCATGCTGAAAGCGGTGGGTATCGTTCGCGCCAGTACTGGCGGCGGATACGAAGAGAAGTTCGACCCCACGTACGCCCCGAACAATCGCTTTACCATCGGTCAGCCGAAGTGGCGTCTGATCAATTACAAGAAGTGGACGGAAGACGGTTACAAGAAGAACGTGATCGCCCGTCGTGTGATCGACTCGGTCGCACGCCACTGCTCGTCCATCAAGATCTGTGCGTTTGACGGGGAAAAGGAGTTGCCAGAGACCCACCCGTTGAACGTACTTTTGGCCAAGCCGAACCCTTCCATGTCTGGAAAGGACTTCATTCGCAACTGCGTCGCCTACTATCTGCTCGCTGGCAACTCGTACTTCTGCGCTGAGGGTTCTGGCGATACTGAAGAGGGGATGCCTGAGATCGTGTCTGAGCTGTGGCCCATGCGCCCGGACCTTACTGCCCCGATCCCTGGTGTGTATGGGGTGCAGGCATATATCTTCAAGAACAATGGCACCGAGAAGATCTGGAATATCGACCCGATCACTGGCATGGGTGCCATCCGCCATTGGAAGAGCTTCAACCCACTTGACAATGACCTCGGCATGTCTGTTCTGGAGTCCGCTGCTTGGTCTGTGGACCAGCACAACGCAGCATCCGAATGGAACATGAACACCCTCCAGAACATGGGCGTTCCCCCCGGCGCGTTCCGGGCAGGCACGGTTGACAAGCCGATCTCGCTCACGCCCAAGCAGAAGGAAGAACTTCGCGCTGACATTGACAAGCACTTCAGCGGCCCGAAGAATGCCCGTCGCCCCCTGCTCCTGAGCAGTGGTCTGAACTGGGAGAACATGGGTGTCACCCCGGTTGAGGCAGACTTCCTGGAAGGGAAGAACCTCTCAGCCCGCGAGATCTGCCAAGCGTTCGGCACCCCGGGTCAGATGGTTGGCATCCCGGGCGATAGCACATTCAACAACTACAGTGAAGCGCGTCTCGCCTTCTACGAGGACACGGTGCTCCCCCTACTCGGGGACTTCGTTGATCAGTTGAATTCTTGGTTGTGCCCCAAGTACGGTGACAGGATCAAGCTCAAGATCGACGAGGATTCCATTCCCGCGCTCGCGGCCCGCCGCAAAGAGAAGTGGGATGCAGTCGACAAGGCGACCTTTGTCACACCGAATGAGAAGCGCAAGGCCACCGGGTTTGAGCCGATGCCCACCCCGGAAGCTGACATGCTGTGGGTCCCGAGTGGTCTTATCCCCATGGAAGCAGGTGGTGAAGATGACACTGGCACGCCGCCCGATGGTACTGACCCGGAAAATCCTGATGCAGAAGTTGACCCCGAGAACCCGGATGATGTCGCTACGGACGAAGCCGGCGACCTGGGCAAGAAGCCGCCCACGGACACGACGCTCGTGAATACCGCGCCTGCTACTGATGTCCAGGCTGCGGCGCTCAATGGTGCTCAGATCGCTGGTCTGCAGGCGATCATCGACGCAGTGGCGAGCAAGGATATCCCGCCTGAGACCGGGTTCGCAATGATCCAAGCGTCGTTTCCGAGCATCTCGGCGGAAGCGATCTCTGCCATGCTGGACCCCTTGAAGAACTTCGAGAAGCCGAAACCGCCGCCCACTCTGATTCCACCCGGTGGCACTCCGCCGCCCACCAACGGGAAACCCCCTGCTGCCGTTCCCCCTAAGCCCGCTGTCGTTCCGCCCCCGAAAGCACCGTGATCAACCTCAAGAGTAAGTTGGCAAAGCGCGAGTGGGCTGCGCGAGCCGACCGAATGATGAGGACCGTTGAAGGGCCGATGGCCCGGAGGTTGGCTGCTGAGTTTGATCGCGTTGCGCGTGAGTCGGGGGGAGCAGGCGTGGTGGACATCCACCACCATGCGAACAACCTGAGGCTGATCCTGCTCAACGCATATGAGACGACGATCAGCATGTTCCTGGATGTCTATTTTAGTACGAAGAAAACCTGCTGCATTGTATTGGAGTACAAGTTAGACACTGAGGATGAGATCCGGCGACGGGCCGTGAAGCTCGCTCGCGCACGAGCGCAACAGATTGCGGATGACATTGCAAAGACCACGAAGGATAAGATCAGACGTGCCATCACGACAGGACTGGGCAGTGGCAAGACGACAGCTCAGATCGCGAAGGACATCCTGCTCCGTGTAGGTGGCTCCATTGCAAAACGTCGGGCCATGACGATCGCACGAACTGAGGTGCATGGCGCTGCGAATGGGGCTTTGCTTGAAGGCGCGCATGCAGATGCGGATGTGTTGGAAAACAAGGAATGGGTCGCCACTGAAGACGACCGCACACGCGTGGACCACGACCATGCGAATGGGCAGATTGTTGGTATAAAAGAGATGTTCACAGTAGGCGGAGAGAAGCTTCGGTTCCCAGGCGACCCCAGTGGAAGCCCGGAAAACATCATCAATTGCAGGTGCCAGATTGTGTTCGGCTCGTAGATTCGAAGTGGCAAAGCAACTTCTACACAGGTATAAACAGCCATGCTGAAACTTGTCGTACCCATGATCGAGTTCAAGCTCGACGACACCGAGCCAGGAATGTTCTCCTGCTACGGTGCAGCGTTCAACAACGTTGACGGCGGCGGTGATGTGATCGAACCCGGCGCGTTCGACGACGACGTGAAAGCATTCGCCAAGGGTCAGCCCCCTGGCATGTTCTGGCAGCACAACCCGGAGGACCCTGTCGGCCACTGGCTGGACATGGGTCAGGACTCCAAGGGTCTGCGGATGAAGGGCAAGCTTTGGGTCGATAGCGGTATCCCCCATGCAGAACAAGCCTACAAGATGTTGCAGAACCCTGGCCCCAAGGGATTCTCCATCGGCTACAAGGCTGTCAAGTATGTCATCGACAACGCCAAAGGTATTCGCCGGTTGCAGAAGCTGAAGACCCGCGAAGTAAGTGTTGTCACTTTCCCAATGAATGAAAAGGCTTGTCTGCTCGGCGTGAAGAGCATGACCAAGCGCCAGTTGGAAGAGGTCCTCCGGGATGGAGCTGGCCTCTCAGCCAACGATGCGAAAACCCTCTTGGCGGGTGGGTATGCCGCACTGGTTGGAGCGAAACGGGACGTTTCCTCTGAACTGGAAAAGATCGCCAAAGCCATCCACAAAAACACACAAATCCTGAAAGGGTAAATCATGGGTATCAGTCTAATGCGCTCAAGCGCTCCGCCGCTCGCGGTGGTTTCCAAACCAAGAATCGCAAGGAAGAGGAAGAGGAAGAGGAAGAGCCGGACGGCGGCAGCATCGCCCTCGTGACCAAGGCTCTCGATGAACAGAGCGTCGCGTTCGAGGAGCTGAAGAAGCGCGCCAACGAACTCGAGAAGAAGTACGACGGCCTCGCGAACGCCGAGATGAAGAAGATCAACGAAGCCATTTCGAAGATCGCCGAAGAGAACAAGACCGAGCTGTCCAAGATCCACGCGGCGATGAAGCGTGGCAATCAGGGCACTCGCCACAGCAACCCCGAAGGCTTCAAGAAGGCCGGCGCTGCGCTGCACAGCAAGGCTCTCGACGCCTACGTCCGCGACGGCCGCAAGAGCCTGACTGACGCCGAAGTCAAGGCGGTCTGCGAAGACTACGGTGTCAGCGAGAACGAAGTGAAGGCCATGGTGTCCGACGACGGCCCCCGCGGTGGCTTCCTGGTGCCGACCGATACCTCGGGCCGCATCATCGAGAAGATCTTCGAGAGCTCGGTCATTGGCCAGTTGGCCAGTCAGCAGACCATCACCACGCAGGTCCTCGAAGGTCTGCGCGACGAGGACGAAGCTGAAGCCTTGATGGTCGGCGAGCGCGCCGCTCGTACCGAGACGGACACCCCGGACATCGGCAAGTGGAGCATCCCGGTCCACGAGTGCTACACCAAGCCGAAGATCTCCCAGACCGAGATCGACGACTCGGCGCTGGACCTCGAGGCGTGGCTGCAGAAGAAGGTCACGGCCAAGCTGGCCCGCAAGCGCGAGCAGCAGTTCGTGAACGGCAATGGTACCACTGGCCCCCGCGGTATCATCACCTACACGCAGAACATCGTGACCACGTCGAAGGCAGCGCATGTCAATCAGCAGTTCAACGTCTACAAGAGCGGCTCGGCCGGCGACCTGACCAATGCGGACAAGCTGGTCACGCTGATCTTCTCGCTGAAGAAGCAGTACCGCAACAATGCGACTTGGCTCATCAGCCGTGAAGGCATGGAGAAGTTCCGTCTCCTGAAGCAGGATGGCAAGTTCATCTGGGCGCCTTCGGTCCTGAACTTGGACGGTCAGGCGCGCATCGGCTCGATGGATGGTACTGTGCTCGGCTACCCCGTGGCCGAGACCAATGACCTCCCCGACTGGGCCAGCGGTGCGGTCGGTGCGGTGTTCGGCGATATCGCCGAGACCTACCAGATCGTGGATCGCCAGGGCATGCGCGTCCTGCGCGACCCCTACAGCTCGAAGCCGTACGTCGAGCTCTACACCACCATCCGCTTCGGTGGCGACGTGCTGAACTTCGAGGCCTTCTCGGGTCTCGTCCTGTCGGCCTGATAAAGTCGAACCCTCGCGTGCGTGTGTGCGCGAGGGGCGCATCAACAACTTCTCAAAGGATTCATCATGGCTTCCCGGAAAGATATCTACACCTCGGTTCTGGAAGCGGTCTCACTGCTCCCGGCCGTGCGTACTGCTGATGCCAATGGCACCGGCGTCGATCTGCGGGACTTCCCCGCTGGCGGTGTTCTGCTGATGGCGTCGATCGGCGCCCCCGGCATCACCCTCACCACCTCCAACAAGATCCAGTTCCGCGCTGAGGAATGTGACGACGACGCCACCTACACTCCAGTCGCGGCTGGTGATCTGCTCGATCACAGCACCTCCGGCCTCCTGGCTGCTGGCACGAACGGCGAGTTCGGCAATGCGCAGGACGGCACCACTGGCAACAATGGCAGCCAGATCGTGACCGCTGGCTACCGTGGCACGAAGCGGTACGTCCGCATCGTCGCGGACTTCAGCGGTACCCATGGCACCGGCACTCCGCTGTCCGCCATGGTCCTGCGTTCGCAGCCGAACCTCGCGCCCACGCGCTGATCGGCCTGAACAAGTGTGAATGGGTGCGCTCAGGTGTGTTGCCTGAGCGCACCCATCCTAGTAATGGAAAGGTGATGTCATGCCTGTGCCCGACAAGTTTCAAGGTGATGATGGCGTGCTTGGCGCCCCGGCGCTTGATGCGTTCGCGGTGACCCCTTCTGCCTCGGATCTCCCCACTACTGCTCAGGGCTTGTATGTGGGCACCACCGGTGACGTCACTGTCACCACGAAGAACGGTACTTCCGTAACCTTCAAGAACGTTCCCGCGGGTTCGATCCTGCCTGTGCGCTGCGTGAAGGTGACCGCTGGCTCGGATATCGTGGCGTTCTCATGAGACACCCGATCGGCATCGGGTTCGCAATCTTTCGTTCGGGGGTCCTTGTCTCCGGTGGCACGCCTGTGCCTACGTTGAAGCTGGACTTCCGGTATGCTGCTAACTCGCAGTACATCCCAATCATTTCGTATTTCTAAAGGGACAACATGACTCAGCCAACAATCGGTGTGAAGGACAAAGACGGCAACGACGTCACGGTCTTCACGATCAATCCCAATGGTCGTGCCGCTGCAGCCGACTCACAGCCGGTGGCCTTGTCCACGGAGGATAAGGCTGTATTCGGCTCGACGACAGACGCGCCCGCTACCAGTGGTGACACTACCGCGTGGTCGGTTGTCGCGCTGCTGAAGGGCATCTGGAAGGGGCTGTGGGAGCGGTTCACTGGTATCGCTCAGGGCAGTTCCACTGCGATGCTGACCGCGTCTGGCCCGACGAACTTCGTCGTGGACGCTGCGAACAGCATGGCGACCACTGTCGGGGCTGGCGTCGAGTGGAACGTGGCAGGCACTCCGACGTCCATCCTCGCAGCGCCTGAGGTGGCAGTTCTGGTGAAGACTGACCAGAATGGTACGCTGACCCTCCGGCAGTTCATCGACGCTGCAGGCGCGTCACCGCTCCGCCCGCTTACCTTCGCGGTCGTGGCTGGCACGAACTTTGGTGCCACCATCCCGCTCGCCGGCAACTATCTCCGAGTCACGTTCACGAACAACGCTGGTGTCACCGCGAACGTGACGGTGGATACCCAATACGGCACGATGCCTGTGACCGATGAGTACGGCCGCACGCCCATCAGTGCGCCTGATGGTTCGCAGATCACGCTCGGCGCTAAGGCGGACGCAGCCAATAGCGACAGCACCAGTGCATGGTCTGTTGTCGCGTTGCTCAAGGGCATCTGGGCTAAGCTCCCTGCGGTTGGCATTGCGGCTGCTGCTGCTTCACAGCCGGTTGTCTTCTGCAATCGGCTGAACGTGGCTGGCCCCACCGGCCAGTCAGTTATCAACACGGACCTGCTGACTGGCACTGTGTCAGGATGGTATGATGCGCAGGGGTTCAACTCCGGTAGCATTGACATCGTGACGACAGCAGGCATCGGCGCTGGCGTGGTCTCCTTTGAAGAGACCAATGACACCACGTTGAACGCCGCTGGCACGATCCTCACAGCGTACGACACGGTCACATCGCCATTCCTCGTGACAAGTCTCACCCTTGCTGCGAGCACCACCAAGTCATTCCGGTTCGCAATCAACAAGCGATATATCCGCTTCCGTATCAGCACTGGTGTCACTGGTGGTACCGTCGCTGCAACGGCGGAACTGTCACAGCTTCCGTATGCCCACAATTCGGTCGGTGTGTTCCAGGCCACAGCCGCGAACTTGAACATGACTGTGGGCGGTGGCACGCTCCCCACCGTAACGACGGTGACCACTGTCACGACCCTGACTGGTACCACGACTCTGACCCCTGGTACGGGTGGCACAAATCTCGGAAAGGGTGAAGACGCCGCACACGCCTCTGGCGATGTCGGTATGATGGCCCTTGGCGTACGACAGGATACCCCGCCGACCACTGCTGCCACCTCTGCTAATGGTGACTACGGGTTCATTGCGCTCGGCAAGTGGAACGAGGTTATGGTTCAGGACCTGATGCGTCGGGCACTGACCTTCGACGCATCAGCCACGGTCACGCTCGCGGCAACCCCCACGGACGTCGCACTGATCAGCGGTAGCGCCACGAAGACTGTCTTCGTGAAGAAGATCATCCTGTCTGGTGTGCAGACTACCGGTGCCCCGGTGGAAGTGTTGATCATCAAGCGTAGCACAGCGGACACCACTGGTACTCCGGTTGCAATGACTGCGGTGCCGCGTGATAGCGCGAACGCTGCAGCCACTGCGACGCCGATCTCGACATACACCGCGAATCCCGGTGGCCTCGGCACTGCAGTCGGCACTGTCCGTCGCGAGTACATTATGTTTCCGACCGCTGCCAGTGGTGTACCCGGGACCAAGGAATTCGTCTTCGGTGATGGTGACCAGATGGTCACGCTCAACGGCGTGGCGCAGCAGCTCTGCGTCAACCTCAACGGTGTCACCGTGACCGGTGGCCAACTTTGTGTCACCTTCGTCTTCCAGGAAATCTGATCATGACTGACCCCATCGTCAAAACCTACTCAGGCACTGTCATGGACTCCCGCACCGATGTGCCGGACCCTATCGTCGATGACCCCGGCAGTTTCCGCGAGATCGCCTTCCGGCCGGGCGAAGAGTCGGACAGCGGTCGGGTCACTGTGAATCTTGGTTCCCTGCGTGATGACCTGATCGGCGTCGAGGATGGCGACCAGATCACCATCACTGTGACCATCACCAAGCCCGAATAGCCATGGAGATCCCATCCATGCCGACGGACATGCTCGCCCTGCTATGGGCCGTCGTGGTCGTGCTCGCGAGTGTCATAGCTATCTTGGCAAGGGTATTCTGGAAACAGCTAGAAGCTGACCGCAAGAAATGCGCGGAAGATCGCAAGAACGCTACGCGACAGACTCTGGCATTTGCGCGTGTGATGAGGGTTGTAGTTCAGCACATGCGCATTCCGGACGGGGTATTTGAGCAGGTCCTTGGGGACTTGGAGCCTGACGAAGAAGTCAGTGAAGATTCTACGGAACGCTTTTTCAAGAAGCACTAAGGCGATCACATGATCAACTCACATCGTTCGCCGCACATCGTTCGCCGCACACGCGTGACAGTTCCGCCCGCCAGCGAACCAGTCACGCTTGCTGATGTCAAGGCTCAAGCCCGAGTGACAACCTCGGCGGACGATGCGTTCCTCACTGCTCTGATCACGGTGTGCCGCAAGACTCTGGAAGAGCAACTCGGCATGGCCTTCATGAGCACCACAATCGTCCAGACCATGGACGCCTTCCCTGGCTACGGTCAGCCATGGTGGGCAGGTACTCGTACCGCACACGCCAACGTTCTGCAGGCATACCCCGATACGATCGAGCTGATGCACCGGCCCATCTCTGCGGTGTCCTCGGTGAAAACATATGACATCAGCGACACAAGCACGACTGTGGACCCGACGGTGTACCAGACTGATCTGTCCGACCCCATGGTGCCATCGCGTATTATGCTGCGTCGCGGTGAGTCATGGCCCACCGAACTGCGGGATATGAACGCAGTGGAGGTCACCTACATCGCTGGCTTCGGCGCCGCGGTGGACGTTCCGGGGGACATCAAGCAAGCCATTATGCAGATGGTGACCTTCCTCTATGACAGCCGCGGCGGATGCGACTGCTCCAGTGGGAGTGCCGCGGCATGCATGCTGCCATGTGGGGCCGAGATCCTGGTGTCACAATACCGTATGCTGGAGTTCATGTGACCTGCCCCGTAAGTGCATGTGACCTGCGCGAGCCAATTGCAATTCAGCGTGAGACGCTAACGCCTGATGATCGTGGCGGGCAGGTAAAGACCTGGACCACGATCGAATCCCCATGGGCCAAGGTTGAGGACCGGACTGGTCGTGAGCGTGACTACGGCCAGCAACAGCAGGCTGAGTCTGTGTATACAGTCTACATCCGATACACTGATGTCACTGTGAAAGACCGACTGGTAATTCGCGGCGAGAACTTTAACATCCGGGACATCTTTCCAGTAGACTTTAAAAACCAGTGGCAGAAGATTGTCGCTGAGTCTGGGGTTGGAACGTGAGCGAAAAAGCCGGTGTCGTGGTGAAGAACCTTGGGTCATTGAAAACGCGGCTGTCCTCTAAGGCCAGCGAGTATCAGAAGAACCTCCGTGCTGCTCTTGTTAAGGGCGGCAACATGGTTGCAAAGAGCGCGAAGAAGTCCATCGCACGTGGTCAGAAGACTGGTGTGGTGTATGGGAACCATCAGGCGTCTGCTCCCGGGGAAGCCCCTGCGCAAGATACTGGTGAGCTGGCCCGAGGCATCCAAGTGCAGAAGCGTGGTGATCATGTTCTCATTGTGTCAACTGCCCCATATTCAGCGGCATTGGAATTCGGGACTGAGACGATCGCCCCTCGTCCATTCATGCAGCCCGCTGTTGAAGAAAACAGAGAGCCAATCAAAGCCATGCTGAAAGAATTGAAGGACAGCAAAGAATGAGCGCCTACAGTATCGGCGATGTATGGAAGGCGATCTTCACTCGTCTAACGGCGGATGCTACACTGGCGACCATGGTGTCTACCCGTATCTACGACAATGTCCCACAAGGCACAGCTTACCCATACATAGCGAACATTGATCCATCTATGGTGGACAACGATACAAAAGACCAGGATGGGGCGGACAATACCATCACGCTGCACGTGTGGTCGCGGTACGATGGCACCAAAGAAGTCGATGCAGTATTGGATCGGCTGTATGCACTTCTTCACCGTGCCCCGTTAGGTACTGTCGGGAGCTCAAAGAATTTCATGCTGCGTGTGATGTTTGCTGGCACTGTCCGCCATGATGATACCTATACACGACACGGGGTTATCCGCCTCCGTGCTCTGACTGTTGTGTGACCCATGGCTGACGGCTTCCTCGGCAAAGACTTCCTCCTGCAGTTGGACATACTCGGCGTGCAGACCACGTTGCGGGGCCAGCGTTCCACCGCCATTTCCATGTCAAACGAAATGGTTGATGTCACGTCCAAGTCGTCTGGGCCGTGGCGCTTGCAGTTGGAGGGTGGTGTCAAAACGTTCTCAGCGACTGCGTCAGGGGTCATGGTAAACCATGCTACTCTCGTCAAGGCGCAACAGTCCCTCATGAATAGCACTTTCGTACCATGCAAGATC